CGATTAGCCCTCCGTTCGAAGGCAGCAAGATCGCGCAGGCGTTTCGCGACGTACTCGCGGTGTTCGGCGCTCTGCTCCTGATCATGGCCACGGGGTTCGGGATTGCTTTCAGTCTGTTCGCTCTGTTTTTCGTTCGATTCTAGGTATCTGACCACATTCCGCGTTGCAGCGCAGAGCGTGATGAAACTCAAGGGTTCGTTATCGTTGTCGGCTTCCATGTTGAGCAACAAAACATGGAAGGTTTTGCAAGTGCGCAAAAAGAGGCTGCCATCAATGAGTGACGCTGCGTATCTGGATCAAGCCGCCGCATGGTCGAAAGACTTAACGCGCATGAAAGCGCGCGGCCCAGGAGACACCGAAAACGCCATGCGCCAAATCGAACGTCAGTATGGAGTTGATTACGGATTCCTATGGTCGCTTCGTTATCGCCGGGAGCGGTTAAGGACAATCAGCATCTCGGTCTACGAGAGCATCAGGGCGGCTTATCGCGCAGAGTGTGCGGCACAAATGCGAAAGCTGGAACATGACATCAAGCGAACCGAGGAAATCGCCGGGCCTGATAGCAGTGCTGTTCGCGCGGCTAAGGCTCTTTTTCACAAGGATTAGGGGATATTAATGGGCAGGGTACCTAACAAAACCGACCGAGAAGGCTTGGAAAACTTCATCCACAACCGGAATGCGATCTGTTCTGCTAATTTCCTTAAGGCATTGAAAGAAAATCACAGCACAGAAATCGAGATCGAGATCATTGAACCGGAGCCGGTCAAGCTTCTCCCCCCGATTCCAAACAAGGCGATAGAGAAGGCGGCCAAGATCGCCTTCCCAAGCTTTATGGGCCGCGTCGAGGCCGTTCAGCGCGCTACCCTCGTTGAATTTCCCAACATCAAGATGATCGACTTGAAGGCCCAACGCCGCACAGCGCAGGTCGTAAAGGCCCGCCAGATTGCGATGTACCTGGCCAAGACAATGACCGAGATGTCCTTGCCAGAGATCGGCCGTCGCTTCGGAGGCCGCGATCACACCACGGTTTTACATGCAGTCCGCAAGATAGACGCGCTGATCCCGAAGGATCCGGACCTCGCCGCCCAGGTCGAGCGCATCAGGGAAATGATCCCGGAGGCGACATGAAAATCCCCCTCCGCACGCTCATCAAAGCCCGCCGGCAAGCCCTTCGCAAGGCCAGCCCAAAGTCACGAGATCAAGCCAGACACAAGGTGAAGGTCGCTGAGATGCTGCTGGTGCTGCGGAAGGCCGTGCCAGTGCATTCACAGGAACCACGGGTGCTGTGGGGTCGTATGTGCCACTACCCAGCGCACCAGAAGGTGTTGGTGCTGCTGGTGCTGCCGTTGGTGCCGCCGCTAGTGTTGTCCCACCACCGCCCATAATGTTTGCAAATGCTTTTTGTTGTTGTAGTTTTTGCAAACCCTGAGTACCAATATCCACAAAATGCGGAATACCAGACTGGATCATTGCCCCAAAGTTTTCTTCAAGATTGGGTGATTTGCCGTTTGCCACAAATGTTTGTTGAAGTTTAGCAAGTGCATCCCTGTCACGCTTTAAATTTTCTAACTGAATTCCTGAAGTTTCGAGTTGTTGCTTACCCAACAAAGCCTGTTGGGCTTCTTGGCTACCAGCCAGCATATTTCCTGCAATGTTGGCAGGTTGCAAAATGTCAAAATTTACAGCCATGGTTAACCTCCAAACAAACTGCCAAAATTAGGATTTGTCTGACCATACAACTTGGCGATGTCTCCGTAAGTGGAGGCATTTGATCTTTGGGCAGCCAACAAAGCATTGGCTTGAGTGTCGCCGGTTCCGGTAATCAGATTGCCCACATTTGCACCATAGGTTCCAGCTTGGGCACCAGCACCGGCAGCAGCATTCTGACCGGACGTCATTAAGCTACCCAAGGGTGCCAACTGATTTGTTCGATTGGTTTGGTAGCGGTTGAATGCGTTGTTGTACTCTTGCGATGCAGCACCTTGGGCATAGTTTTGCACACCGGTCAAGGTGTTGCCAGAAACCAAACCACCACGCGCAGCGGCACTATGACCAAGCTGTTTCAAACCTTCATTCAATCGAAATTGGTAACCTGGGTCGGCTTGAAAATCAGCCATGCTGAAGTCTTTGCCGTACTTGCCGTAATCAGCAGCGCCAGTGTTGGTTCCTAACCCAAGCAAGTCCAACAGTCGATTTTGGCCTGTAATGCCCGCTTCACGATATGGGGCACTCAATTCAAGCTGCTTGTCGAACATCTGCTTTTGAAGCGCTTGGGCATTTTGAGATGCCTGTGCGGAAGTGTCAGCAGCTTGAGATGCGGCTTGCCGGTTTTGAGAACCGGTAAACAGCGATACCGCAGCGGGAATGATGAATGACCAAGGCATAACCTACTCCTTTAAACTTTCAGCTAGTGTTTGCATTTCAGCATCATCACCGGCAACAATTAACACTTCGTCTATTTCGTCCGTGTCCGTACAGTCGGTTGCATGAATGCAATACCACACCACATCAGTCAGCGATTTTACGCCGTGGTGCTTGTTCGCTTCGATTGTCAAACAAGCTGGGGCATGAACAACTGATTTGACATCATCGACAATTACTTCAACCGAACCCTTTGCCAGTATTGACAAGTGATCATATTTGTGCTTATGTTGCACAAGAATGCTTCCTGCCGGAATCCAAGTTTCTTTGGCGTAAACACCTCCGCCAAAATGATGACTGATCATCCGTTACTCCAGTAGCAAATTGTTGTTCGATGCAGCTTGCATGATGACCCAATTGGTGCCATCGGATACCATTGTCGCCCAATTTCCCACCACATTCAAGAGAATTGCGGTTCCAGCCGTTGTGCTGTCAATCGGCACGATGTTGGCAGAAGCTGAGTTAACTGCCTGGGCTTGCATATTCTTGACCGTAATCGAACGGCCAGTCCGAGAAGATGCAGCGGGGAACGTCAAAGTCAGGGCCGAGCCGGTCTTGTTGTTGATGATCCAAGTGTCCGTACCTGTGATTGTATAGTCTGCGGTTTTGGTCAGCACCGTGGATAACGGCACATAGTCGGTGTTAGCCACCGCTGCCGAGATTGCCGTGCCGTTGCCCTTGAGCAGTCCGGTGATCGAAGTGGTCAGGGTGATGGCAGGTGTTGCCCCACTCGTGACTGTTCCTGCAAATCCGTTGGCAGACACCACAGACACCGCTGTGACATAGGTTCCAGCAGCTTGTTTGTTGTTGAACGTGTTCCAGTCAGTTGATGTCAGATAGCCGCTGACTGAAGTGGTGGCGGCAGGCATACTGATGGCAGGGTTTACCCCACCAGATGAGACGACAGGAGACGTTCCAATGACAGACAGCACACCGGTGTTGGCAATCGTGACGTTGCCCGTTGCGCTAGACACCGAGATGCCCGTGCCCGCAATGTTCGATAGCACACCCGTGTTGGAAATACCAATCGTGCCTGGGCCATTGGCTACTGCGATGCCCGAGCCAGCACTTAAATTGTTGAGCGAGTATGCACCGGCATTTCCAATGAGCAATTGCCCGTTTGATGGCAGTGCGCTTAAACCTGTGCCACCATTGGTGATTGGGGTGATTCCCGAGCCGCCGCCTGTAATCGTGTACAGGTTGTACAAGAACATATACCACTCACGGCGAATCTGCCCCGTGTTTGGATCAATCAGATCAACACGGGGTGCTGTGATTTGGTTAATGTTCTGAACCATTACGCATTCGTACCAGAAATTATGAGTTCTGCGCCAGTGATGTCGATCTTGATGGGGTCAGTGCCTGAGATTTCGTAAACACGATCCCGCAGCTTCAAAGTCATGCCTAGACGCCGCCAAAAAACACGGCGGTAGTATTCGCCGATCTTGCCCATTTTCGACCAATGCTCACTAGACCACGTATGGCCACCATCGTCCGACCAACGCAACATGACCTCAGGGTCGCTGCCTTGGCCATCATTCAAACCGGTGCCGGACTCACATTCGAGTTGAAGGCTGTGTTGCGCGGTGCGCTTCAAATTGTTTTGCCCTGTGGGCAGCGCGCGCCAAGAGCGCAGCCATTTCTGAGGCTGGCCGTTGTCCGCATAGACCGATAAATCAAAGATGTAGATGTTGCCGTTCTCAAAATCACCTATGACGGTATTACCGTTGAAATTGCACTGGCAGTTGCTGCGGTGGCGAGTGAACGTGCCGTTGACAAACCCAGCACGTTCGTGCCATGCCTGGGTGGCGACATCGTAAACCCATGTGGCGTTGGCCGTGGGGAATATCAGCACGTAGAAGGCATGGCCTTCTTG